CTTGCCCTTTCTGCTGCTGATAACTCTATTATACCATGATTTCTGTATCCCGCAATTACACATGCCGATCAAATTTTCGTGATCAAACAAAACCGCCGATCAATCCAACCACCATCCCACGACACACTGAGGCAGTGCCATGGCCAAGCGTAGCACCAAGAAGGCGACCGGATCGCCCCGCGCAAACAAGCGGAACCGCCAGACAGCGGCTGACGCCATCGCCCAACCTTCCCCCTCGCAAACCCACAGCTCCGGGCCCGTCAACGCTCACGAAGGCACAAGCACACACACAGACACACGCACGCACGCGAGCACACACGCGCACGGTATAGGCGAGCACATCGACCCTAGCGCACTCCGAGGCGCACTCTACGCTAAGGCGCACCGCAAAGGCTCACACGTACAGGACGACAACCCGCCGCCAATCGGTCCAGTGGGACAGCCAAAGCGCGGAAAACGTGGGAACTATGATCGCCTCACGTACAAGCAAGAGGCATTCGCCCTCGCATTCGTCACCTCGCCGTCGGCAGTCGCCGCATATCGGCGAGCCTACAACACAACCGGGATGAAAGACGGAGCAGCTTACGCTGAAGCGTGCAAGCTCCTCAAAATCCACAAAGTTGCTCAACGCATCACACAGCTTAAGGCTGAAGCAGCGGCGAAAACTACTTTAAGTCGCGCTTGGGTCTTGGAGAATTTGATGGAGCACGCGACCGTGTGCCTCGGCAAGAAGAAGCTGCGCATGTCGCGCGCGTCGAAAGATGGCGACGTGCACGAGGTCGAGGTGACGGCGCACGACGCGAGCGCAGCCAACCGGGCGCTCGAGCTTCTCGGCAAAGAGGCGGGAATGTTCATTGATCGCCGGGAGACGGGCGGACCTGGCGACTTCGCACGCATGGCCGACACTGAGCTACTCGACTACATCCGCCAGCAGCAGGCCGAGCTGGAAGGCCGCACCGTCAACCTCATGGCGATCGAGATCCCGTCGCCGGAGAAGGACAGCGAGGCAGCGTGAGGCGGCGTCCGATACGGTAGTCCCTATTGGTCGCTCGTCTCTCTGTCTCGTTTGGGTATGTTCCCCCGGCTTCTGTGTCGTCGTCTCGTTTATGTCTGGCCCTATCGGTCGCCCCCTTCCGCTTGCCCTTGCTCCCTTACCGTTCACTCCCCCCCGTCAACCCCCGGCACCCCACCCCACCCCCCCCTCCACAGCTTTTGTAAATTTTTTGAGGTCCACCAAAAATCCACTCATAATTCGAAACTCTCGTGCCCCGTACACGGATCATTGCGGGTGTGGCTGGTATCCCCTCGTTGTGGTATCCCGTAATCACCTGTATGCGATTCGGGAGTGGTGGTCGGAGCCATTACAGTTGCGACGTTTGTTTTTGACCGTGGTTTATTAACACCCGGTTCACTTTCCTGTTGCGCGTGCTCGTGGCTTGTGGTATCCCGTAATTAAGGGACCGGTAGCTCAGTGGTAGAGCGGCGGCCTTTTAAGCTGCGGGTCGTCGGTTCGAGTCCGACCCGGTTCGCCAAGGGGAGTTTGAGTTGACCATCAATAATACCACTACTGAGCGCATTGACGTTGCTGGCCTGCACGGCGAGAACGATGCGTCGTTTGTCATGGCATGCTTGAAGGACGCGATTAAGGCTGCCGTGGCTAAGGGAGCCACCGCCCCCAAGCTATCGTTTGATTGCGAGGACGATGTTTGCATCGTTTCGGTTAAGTGGGTACGCCCGGCGACTGAGAGAGAGATGCGGTTGCGACGAGAGATGGCTTCGGCTGAAGAGATGCGCGAGCGCGCCGAGTACGAGCGGCTGAAGAAGAAGTTCGGTTGAATGGTGACGCAGTGTGGAGCAGGGGTTAGCTCGCTTGGTTCATACCCAAGAGGTCGCAGGTTCAAGTCCTGCCACTGCAACCAACCGTCCTCGCCATCCCTGCCGAGTCGTCGGCTGCACTGAACCACAGGTCAGAGCCTTTGAATTGATCGCGCGCGGGATGAAGTCCCACGCGACGGCGGTGACGCTTGCTGCCTTGGAGATGCGTGGGCTGATTGAGCGAATTGACGGCGGTTATCGGGCGGTGTCGGAGGCGGTGGACGGGTGGCGTCGTTGGCGTGAGCTTGAGAGGAGTTGGCGGTACAAGCGGCGGAGGTGAGACGTGGACACATTGGTCGTGGAGACCAAGGGGCAGTTCCGGCGACGACAGCGCCGGGAGATGGCTCGAGATCAGGACTGGTGCTGCTGGTGGTGCGGGGGAATGATGATCGACACGTCGGATGAGATTGGTCTCGCGACGACGATCGAGCATCTGGTTCCCCGGGGAAAAGGTGGGCGTAACAGTCGCAGCAACCTTGTCGTCGCGCATCGTAGGTGCAACGTAAAGAGGGGAGACCAACTGCATACCGTTGAGCACCCGAGCATGCGCGGAACGAAGCGGTGGAATGAGATCCGGGGATACGTGAACGAGTTCCGGTATCTGTTCGTGACCGCGAGTTCCCCGGAGTTCCGGGGGGAACTGTCGATGAAGTCGAAGCTGGCGCTGGCGCAGAGGGCAGGGTTGCTCGGCCCGGTGCGGGATGACCCGAGGGACACGGCCTGATGGACAACCCTGATGCGGAACCATGGGAGATCGCTGCTGGTCGTGAGATCGGCATGGGGCTTCTGCTGACGATGGTGGCGGTTTCGGCGGTTATGGCGATAGTTCCACCGAAACGTCTGGTGGTGCTGACGGGATTGCGGCTGCTGATCGCCGGAGCGCTGGCGGTGGTCGCTATGTGCCTGTCGGGAATGCTGGCGAAGATTGTGTGGTTCGGATCCAGCGGGTTCCTGTTCCTCGCAGCGTTGAGCGTGGCAGCTCATGTCGAGGGCGCCGTGCTTGGGCCAGTGGTTGATAGGCTGGTTGGGCGATGACAAAGCAGCCTCAGTCAAACTTCATCGTGGACACAGTAACTGGGGAATTGGTGGTCCGCCCCGGCAGAGAGGCCACGATTGAGAATGCACTGCGTAGCGCAGCGCACAGGATTGCGGCGCACGTGGCCCTGGGCGAATACTTCACAAAAGTGACCTGGGACGGGGCGAAATTAGATCCAGTCCTTGCGGGACTGCTAGACCTGTGGCGCGAAGGACGAGAGTAACATGCGTGACTGGCTGGTTGTTGCAAGTGTGCTGGGCATCGTCTCGCTGCTCTGGGTTGCAGGGATGATCGTTGGGTTCGGGTTCGATCTGTTCCCGTAATTGACGAATCACACGGGTGACGGTAGGGTAATTTTCGTATCGCGTACCTCCCTGACTGTCTGACTTGTCCAACTCAGGGCGCCTGTCGCTGGGGCGACCGGCGCCCATTTTTATGGGGTTTGGGGTGGTGACGATCGCTGAGAAGGTCAGAAAATTCAAGAACGAGGTTCCATCAACGGAGGTTGCTCGACGGCTTGGCATATCGAGAAAGATGGTCAGCGCTTATCGCTGGCGAGACCGATACCCGGAACGGGTTAGGATGTCGAGACGGTTGAACTATCGGAAGAACTACAATGGGCAAGGTGGAACTTTGCCCTGGAGCGACGTGGACATCGCGTACCTGGTCGACAACATCGGCCAGAAGTCCTTCGGTGAGATCGCATACGCGCTCAACAGGTCCCGCTCCAGCATCGCCGGCAAGGTGAACAGACTCGGTCTCAAGAAATAGCAGCAGCGCCGGGCCACTTCTCGGTTGGGATCAACACGTTGGTTCTATTTACGGGACCGAGAGGTGGTCCGGCAGTGCTGCTCCTGAACAACGATTATGCACCGGACGTAACGATGCTATTGACGGAAGATAACGCACGGTGCATATTACCGAACGTGCAACCTATCCATCATAAGGGGATGAGTTCCGACCAACTCAACGAATACTTGCGGGAGTTGAGGTGGTCGGGGGCAGAGCTGTCTAGGCGTCTGGGCGTGACACCAAAGGCAGTCTCTGAATGGCGGCGGGGGAAGCGACCAGTTCCGGGCCCGGTGCGGGCATATATCCGGCTGGTCGTGGCGGTCACGGTGGCCCTCAGAGAGGGAGAGGGAACACCGTGACCGCCTAATGACCTGCTCGTTGAAGAAGGTACATCCTCATGATCGTCGGGTACGCAAGAACCTCTACCACTGACCAAGACGCAGGCTACGAAGCGCAGTTGCGTGATCTGGCCGCCGCAGGCTGCGAACGCATCTTCTCGGAACAAGTATCCTCCGTTGCTCAGCGCGAGCGCTTGGAGGAGGCACTCAGTTTCATACGAGAAGGCGACATTTTGATGGTCACTCGCCTTGACCGACTCGCTCGCTCCGTGAAACATCTGCTCGAAGTCGTGGACCGGATCGCGGATCGGAAGGCGTCGCTGCGCATCCTCGACATGAACCTGGACACGTCCACGGCCACGGGCAGGATGATCCTGCAGGTTGTCGGGAGCATCGCCGAGTTCGAGCGGAGGATCCTGCTGGAACGGCAGGCAGAGGGCATTGCCTTCGCCAAGGCCAAGGGGAAGTACAAGGGTCGCCCGCCGAAGCTGCTGAAGGCGCACGGCGAGCAGATCAGGAATATGCACGCACTTGGCGTCAACCCGACGACGATCGCCAAGCGGCTGGAGATAGGGCGAGCTTCGGTGTATCGCGTGCTCGATGCACTGGGGGCAAGTGGGGATGGAACTGACGGATCGCGAGCGGCTTGAGCGGCTTGCTGTTGCCGTATCGGAACTGAACCGACGTGAGACGATCAGAGAGCACGCCTCCCCCGGCGGGCTCTATCGGTTCATCAAATACTTCTGGGACGTTCTTGAGCCGCAGACGAAGTTCGTCGACGGCTGGGTTCTCGAGGCTATCTGCCTGCACCTAGAGGCGGTGACGGACGGTCGGATCAAGCGACTCGTCATCAACGTGCCGCCTGGATCAATGAAGTCGTTGATAGTAAACGTTTTTTGGCCCGCATTCGAGTGGGGGCCAAAGCAACTCGCTCACATGCGGTATGTCAACTTCTCATACGGTGCTTGGCTGACAGAACGAGACAACGCGAAGTTCCGCGATCTCGTGACAAGCAAGAAGTTCCAGCGGCTCTACGGCGGGCCGGAAGCGGTGAAGGTAACCGAAGCAGGGAAGATCAAAGTAGGAAACACCAAGACGGGATGGAAGTTTGCGTCATCAGTTGGCGGCGTTGGTACAGGCGAGCGCGGTCACCGCGTTACTTTAGACGATCCGCACAATATTTCTGACGGCGAGAGCGACCTTATCCGCCGTGAAACTGTGCGGTGGTTCCGCGAATCGATGTCGAATCGCCTCAACGACATGCAGCAGGACGCCATCGTCGTCATCATGCAGAGGGTGCACGAGGAGGATGTCTGCGGCACGATCCTAGACGACGGACTGCCATACGAGTTCCTCGTCATTCCAATGGAGTACGACCCGGGGCGTCATTGCTCTACGAGCATCGGGTGGTCTGATCCAAGATCGGTCGACGGCGAACTCGCGTGGCCAGAGCGGTTCCCGCAAGAGGTCGTCGACAGCCTCAAGACGACGCTAGGCCCTTATGCCTACAGTGGCCAGTATCAGCAATCCCCCGAGCCTCGCGGGGGCGGGATATTCAAACGGGACTGGTGGGTTCCACACGCAGTTCCACTTGGAACTCCCCTGAAACTCACGTTCGAGTACGTCGTCGGTTCGCTAGACACCGCCTATACAACGAAGGACGAAAACGACCCCAGCGCCATGACAGTCTGGGGCCTGCACTATGATCATCGCGGCCACCCCAAGATCCTCCTGCTCAATGCGTGGGAGAAGCGGCTGGAGATCCACGGGCAAGAAGTGCCGCGCTACATTGGCGAGAAGAACGAGGACTACGTCCGCCGAGCGCAGCCAAGCTGGGGCCTTGTCGAGTGGGTCATATACACCTGCCGGCGGTTCAAGGTGGACAGGCTGATCATCGAAAGCAAGGCAGCCGGACACTCAACCGCACAGGAAGTGCGGCGCCTGACTCACGGTCACGAGTGGGCCGTGATGCTCAAGGATCCGAAGGGCGAGGGCGACAAGGTCGCACGCGCCTACGCGATCCAGCACCTGTTCTCGGAAGGGATGATCTGCGCTCCGGCCGAGATCGACGAGCACGACAACGTCATCTGGCGGGAGTTCGCGGACAAGGTGATCTCGCAGGCGAGCCGCTTCCCCAAGGGGCACGACGATCTTGTGGATACGATGACGCAGGCGTTGAGGCATTTCCGCGAATCTGGCTTAGCTATCCGTCGTGAAGAGGCGCAAGCCATCCACGATCAAGAGATGGCATACCCGAATAACTCGGGTCCGCTGTATCCGAGTTGAGATACCCAGCGTCGTGTAGGGCGCCTCGAAGAGCAAGAAGCTCTTTCGGCGCGAAACTGGGGCCAGCTTTGGTGGTCATTCCCCCAAGACTGGTGCGAAAGCAACCCGGTCTCCTTAATCGACACGAGGCCGCGTCTGAGTGCTAGTCGATAGTTGGATTGATCAACCAACGATCTTCGAGGTGCTCTACAGGACGCTGGGATGACGCGCTGCTATTGGTTTCAAGTTGAACTCGACCTGGAATATCGAGGTCTTCCCGTAAGGGGGATGGTCGAAGTCGACTATGAGTATTACGAGCCAGAGTACGACGTCGGGTTCTATGGTTCGGTCGAAGTGGTGGGCGTGTCGAGGTACGGCACGCCCATTCGCCGTTTGGAAAGATGGTTGCTCAGAACGCACGGCGATTGGCTCGATGAACTTGCGGCTTACCACTGGGCGAACCAAGATGGATAAAATACGCGAGGCCGCCCTCATGCTGGCCATCGATTACCACCATAGGCTACGGATTAACGGCACCGTCGAGGAGGTGCTTGCCACAGCCGGGCGGTTCGAGGCGTATATCAGGTACGCCAATACGCAGGCCAGTGGAGTTTCCGTCGAAACCGTGAGCAATCTTCCATACGATCCAGACTCAACACAATGGGTGATTCGATGAGCGACAACGTCGTAATGCTGAATGCCGCCGATTTCATGAACCTGGTGCAGCGGCATGCCGTGGAACTCGCCCGGGTGCTCGACGCTCCGGGCCCGAACCTCAAGATCGAGGACGTTCTCGCCCATGTGGACCGCATGAAGGCGTTCTGCGACAAGGCGAAGGCCCTCGTCGACCAGATGCAGAAGGCAGATGCGGCATGAAGATTTCTGTCGACGACATCGAGTCCCTCATTCTCACTCGCGCTAAAATGATCGTCAACCTTTATGAGGGCATTTTGGGGCCCCAAGGGGATGCAACGGAGCGAAAAGCGACGGTCAACTATGCCTGCGAGGAGATGATGGAGCTTGCCCGCATCATAGAGGTTGTTGACCATGGCCGCATTCTTGGGATTGCGGTTGTTACCGAGAAGGCGGATGCGGCGTGAACGACAACGTCATCGACTTTCCTGGCGGCACGACTGTCGACATCCCGGCTGAAAAGATCCTCAAGGCAGCGATCGAGGCCGATCTTGGCGACTGCGTGGTGATGGGATGGACGAAAGACGGTAACGAATACTTCGCCGGCACCACTTCTGACCTTCGGACTGTGCAATTCCTCGCCAATCGGCTGATCCACCAGACGAATATGATGGCCGATGAGCAACTCGACGAGCTTCGCAATGGAAAGCGGTGAGTTTCATATGAGCGTTCCGCACAAACGCTGCGAAACCTGCGCCCATTGGGTGCGCATCACCGCCGGATCACTGGTCGGCGGGTGCCATAACGACAAGAATCGAGACGATCTCAACGATCAGGTAAGGCGCGTGGTCGCGTTCACGACTGATCTCCAACTCTGCTCGGGCTGGAAGCCCAAAGAGGAGTAAACCCCATGGACATCGCTGACGTGACAGGGCCCGCGCCGAAAAGGCGGCGGGCCAAAAGCATTTCTGCGCCCAAGAGGAAGCAGAAAGCCAAGGCAGCCGAGGCCGAAACGGCCGTCAACATCGTGCTAGCCGACGAGGACACGGAGAAACCCGAGGGGACCGGCATTATTGTCGGCGCCGACGGCTCTGTGACGGTCGACTTCGGCCCTCCGCCGGACCAGGAGACGAAGCACGACGACAATCTCGCCGAGAAACTCGACGAATCCCAGCTCGGTGTCATCGCCGAGGATCTCCTCGAAGGGATCGCAAGCGATGATGAAAGCCGACGGGAGTGGCTCGAAACCCGGGCCCGAGGAATGGAACTCCTCGGGTTGAAACTCGAGGATCCAAAATCGTCCGGCGCATCGGCGCCAGTCGAGGGGATGTCGGTGGTCCGGCATCCCCTTCTTCTTGAGGCGGTGCTGCGCTTCCAGGCGAACGCGCGTGGCGAGCTTCTGCCTTCGAACGGCCCGGTCAAGATCCGCGTCGATGGCGATCCGTCTACTGCGACGGATATTGCCGCCCGTGCGCTCGAACGCGATCTCAACCACTACCTCACCGTGACCGCGTCCGAGTATTACGAGGACACGGATCGGATGCTGCTGATGGTCGGCTTCGGCGGCTCAGCCTTCAAGAAGGTTTACAACTGCCCGCTGCGCCGACGCCCGGTGTCGGAGAGCGTCGACGCTTCCGATCTGATCGTCTCCAACACGGCAACCGACATCAAGAACGCCAGCCGCGTCACGCATCGCGTGCGCATGCGGCAGTCGGTCATGAAGCGGATGCAGATCGTCGGCGAGTACAGGGACGTCGACATCGGCGAGGCCCTGTCCATGCCGAACGCGATCGACCAGAAAGTAGGCGAGATCCAGGGCACGGCGGCTGCGTCGTCTCGGCCGGAGGATCAGGACCGCGAGGTCTACGAGTGCTACTGCGAGATCGACCTGCCGGGGTTCGAGCACAAGCTCAAGGGCAAGAAAACCGGACTGCCGCTGCCTTACGTGGTGACGATCGACCGCGAATCGCGCAGGATTCTCGCGATCCGCCGCAACTGGGATGAGGACGATCTGGATTGCTGCGCTAAGCAACGCATCGTCCACTACAAGTTCGTGCCGGGGTTCGGGTTCTACGGCATTGGCCTCGTCCACATCCTGGGCAACTCCACCAACGCGCTGACGGCGGCGTGGCGCGAGATGTTGGATGCGGGCATGTTCGCCAACTTCCCGGGCTTCCTCTACGCCAAGAGCAGCGCTCGGCAGACGTCGAACGTGTTCCGCATCGCGCCTGGCTCTGGTGCCGCCATCGACACGGGTGGTCAGCCGATCACGCAGATGGTGATGCCGCTTCCCTACAAAGAGGCTGGCCCCGGCATGATCCAGCTCGTCAAGGACATCACCGAGACGGGCACCCGCGTCGGCGGCACATCGGAGGCGAATGTCGCGGAGGGCAAGCAGGAAGCTCCTGTCGGCACCACGCTCGCCCTGATCGAGCAGGCATCCAAGATGATGTCGGCGGTGCACAAGCGGATGCACGCGGCGCAAGCCGAGGAGTTCCGAAAGCTCCGGGACGAGTTCCACTCGGATCCGTCGGCGCTCTGGCGCGGCAACAAGCGGGCCGCGAAGCGGTGGGACGAGGCGAAGTTCAAGGCCGCGCTCGAGATGTACGAGTTGGTGCCCTGCGCCGACCCGAACACTCCGTCCCAGATGCACCGCCTCATGAAGGCGACGGCGGTGAAGCAGATGGCTCAGCTCAACCCGCAGATGTACGACATGCGCAAGGTGGATGCGCACGTCTTCGCGATGGCCGACATGGGCGATCCCAACTCCATGTTCGCGCCGCCGCAGCCGCCGGCCGGGCCTGATCCTGCAATCATGGCCGCAATGGAACTCAAGAAGGCGGACATCGCCTTCAAGGAGAAGAAGCTAGCGGTCGACAAGGTCCAGAAGGAGAAGGATCGGAAGACCAAGGAGAACCTCGCCGTGCTCGAACTCGGTGAGCGACTGGCCACCCATCCCGAGAGCTACGGGATCGTCAATGAGCAACTGGGCCGGATGGCCCCGTTCATGCACCAACCGGGAGCGAACTGATGAAGGGCATGAAGGAAGTCCTGCGGGCCAAGGCCAGCGAGAAAGCCAAGGGCTACGCGAGCGGCGGGGTTGTCAAGGAGAAGTTGGCAGTGGATAATGGCGGCACCCCGAAGACGAATCGGGGCTCCGCCAGTAACAAAGCGGAAGGCGGCATCGTCGACGGTGGCCGTGCTCGTATGCGTCCCGACCGATCGGCCCGCAAGGGCGGTAAGGGAAAGACCAACGTGAACGTCATCGTCGCGCCAACTCGCGAGGCCCCGGCGCCAATAGCCCCCCCGGCTTCCCCGCCGATGGCTCCGCGTGCGGCAACTCCACCGCCGCCAGCACCACCAATGCCCCCGGCGGCCATGCCGGGGGCAGCGGTCCCCCCGATCCCAGGTCAGCCTCCCCTGCTGCGCAAACGCGGCGGAAAGGTGAAGTGTTGAACAGCTACGAGTCGAGAGCCATCCGCCTGATGGCGGAGATGCTCGACAACAGCATCGCCGAGAAAGTCGGCGTGGTCTCGCAAGGGACCGCGCCTGACTACCCTGCGTACAAGTATTTGTGCGGGTACATCAAGGCACTACATGACGTCGTCGAATTTTTGGAACAGATCGATCAGGACATGCGAGAGGGCAAATGAGCGGCAAGAGCAAGGTCGTCGAACTTTCCAGAGCCACAGACCAGAAGGGTGAACTGATCCGTGCGGTCGGCGACATCTCGAAGTTCAAGATCATGTCGAACCGGATTCTCGTGGCGACCTACATTGAGCCGGAGAAAACGGCGGGCGGGATCATCCTGCCGCAGAACCGAGTGAACGAGAGCAAGTTCCAGGGCAAGATCGGTCTGGTGCTGAAGAAGGGGCCGCTCGCCTTCAAGGACGACGACGCCACGAAGTTCTACGGCCAGGACATCGAGATCGGGGACTGGGTGTTCTATCGCCCGTCCGACGGCTGGCACTTTCTTCTGAACGAGGTGGACTGTCGTCTGATCGAGGACGTCCACATCATGGGCGTCGTGCCGCATCCGAAGTACATCTGGTGAGAGATCCCACATGGCAACCGAGAAGACTGACGACGTCATCGTCAAGATCGAAGGCGAGGGCGACGAGCAGCTCTCGTTGCTGATCGACGATCCGAACGACAAGCCTGCCGACAAGACGCCGAAGGCAAAGGCCAAGGCCGACGACGGCGCCGATGATCTGAAGAAGCAGTTGTCGAGCGCGAAGGAGCGCGAGAGGGAACTCTCGATCGCCCGCGAGAACGAGGCTGCCGCCCGCATCCGCGCCGAGAACGAAGCGGCCGAGGCTAGGAAGCAGGTTGCCTCGACGCAGGCCGATGCAATCAATGCGGCTCTCACGTCAGCCAAGGGCGAGGCGGATGCCTTGCAGGGGCAGATCCAGCAGGCGCTCGAAAGCGGCGAGTACAAGGCCGCATCAGAGCTTCAGCGCAAGCTCGCCCGCGCGGAAGCGACCATCATGCGGTACGAGGACGCGAAGGCGGAACTCGAGGTCCAGGCGAAGAAACAGCCGGAACCGAAGAAGGAACCGCAGTCGTCCGATCCTCTGCAGCAGACACTCTCCCGCCTGACGCCTCGCGCACAGGCGTGGGTTCGCGAGCATCCTGAGTTCGCTACCGATCCCAAGCTCAACCGAAAGCTGGTCGCGGCGCATCACACGGCGGTCGCCGAGGATCACGTATACGAGTCAGACGCCTACTTCGCACGTCTCGAAGAGATCCTGGGACTGGGGGATGCGGATACCGAGGTGGTCGAGGAAGAGGCTCCTCGCCGGCAGCCAAGACACTCCGCTCCGGTTTCCCGAGAGGCTCCTACCAATAAGCATGGCGTAAGCGGGAACAGAGTGACACTCACACGCGCCGAGGTCGAGATCGCCAAGGATCTCGGTATGACGCCGACCGAATACGCGAACTACAAGCGCAAGGCGGTCGCAGCCGGAAGCTACGACCCGCGCTGAAACAATCCAAGGGGGCACCAATGAGCACGAAGCCTGTGAGCCGCATCCGCAACCAGGTTGCGGGAGCAGTTGTGGAATCCGAGACGAGACCGGCGAACCGAGACCCGATTCGCACCGTGGCACTCGGGCGTGACGGGAAGGAACTGACGCGCAAGCGTCGTTCCAACACGAATGCGTTTTTCATCGATCCCAGCATCATTCCGCCCGGCTGGGACTACCAGTGGAACACCTACTCAGTCTACAACGAGCCGGCCGTCGGGCAGCGCGTACACATGGCCGAGAACGGCTGGCGTCCGGTTCCGGCGGAACGGCACCCGGGATATTTCATGCCGGAGGGCCACAAGGGCGACATCATCCGTGATGGCCTCATCCTCGAAGAGCGGCCCTCGATCCTGAGCGAAGAGGCTCGCATGGAGGAGCGCGCCAAGGCGGTAGCGCAAAAGCGTGGCGCACGCGAGCAGTTCGGTATTCAGAACTTGCCGGAGAGCATGAGCACGCGGACAACAGGCGTTGCCGCCAACACCTACGCTCGGGCGAGCTACGAGAGCGGCGCTGATATTCCCCGTCCGCAACACACGGTCAACATCGACGAATGAGGGACTGCCATGGACATCGACAAGCTGGCCGAAGCCATCATGGAGCGAATCGAGTTCGATCGCGCGATCCACAAGTCGTCGCTCGTGGAGGTGATCCAGCGTGCGATGCAGCCGTCGTGGAACCACGCGATGCCGGCAATGATGGTCACCCATAATGGGTGGGTCGATTTGCCGGACGCACTGAACCTCTCGGACGGAACGGAGACATGGACAGCAGTGGTGTGATTTTTTTGCCTTCACCTGTCAATCAAAATTTGATTGACAGGTGTGGCCGCATCATCTACGAGTGTGATCACTGAGGCACGGTTTTGCGTAGCGATAGCAAGCGTCTGTCGCACATCCCGTCCCTCGCGCGCCGCGATCCAGGACGTTAACCCGCCAGCCACGCTAGGCTAGGCATCACGGTTACGACCACGCGCGCCACGCCGGCCAGCGTCGGACGTCTGGATCGCAATCAACACAATGGCGAACACGAACGCACCGTTCGGCGCGCGCCCCTACAAGGGCTTCGGGGCCGGCGCCAATTGGGAAATCCTTAAGATCAAGTCGGGCATCGATGATGCCAACACGACGAAGATCTACAAGGGTGATCTCGTCAAGAAACTCAACACGGGCTATCTCGCGCAGTGGACGGCCACTACGGCTGTCTCCCAGCTCGCGGGCATCTTCTGGGGCTGCCAGTACCTCTCGACGGCACTTGGCCGCCGGGTCTACTCCCCCTACTGGCCTGGTGCCGATACCGCTGTCGATGCCGACATCTTCCTGATCCCGGCAACCGGCGCGGCTCCGCTGCAGATCATCATGCAGTGCGACTCGACGGGCGTCGCCCTCGCTGATCGCGGCGCCAACTTCGACATCGCGGTCGGCACCGGCTCGACGACTACGAGCCTCTCCGGCTCCTACGTGGATGTGAGCACGCTCAACACCACCGCGACGCTTCCCCTCCGGCTTATCAATCTGTGGTCCGACATCGCAGTCGGTCCCGGGACTCAGGCCGGCGCCTACAACTGGGGCGTCTTCCAGCTCAACACGTCTGGCGCTGGCGCCACGGGCATCTAAGGGGAGCACTGAACCATGGCTGTCAATCTCGCGCAGATCAAGGATCTGCTCATGCCCGGGCTCTACAAGCTCACGGGCGACTACGATCAGATCCCGCGTCGCTGGGACAAGATCTTCACGACCAAGACCTCGACGCTCGCCGTCGAGCGCTCGGTGCAGATGCGCATGTTCGGCTTGGCTCAGTACAAGTCCGAAGGTGCGGCGGTCGGCTTCGACAACGGCGCCGGGCAGCGCTACGTCTACAATGCCGAGACGCAGGAAGTCGCACTGGCGTTCGCGATCACCCGCAAGGCGATCGACGACAACAAGTACAAGAGCGACTTCAATCCGTCCGTAGCGATGCTCAACAACAGCTTCGCGCAGTTCAAGGAGACGCTCGGGGCCGACATCCTGAACTCGGCCACGACCTACGACAGCAACATCGGCGGCGACGGCAAGGCGCTCTGTGCGACGGATCACCCCGTCGACGGCTCGACCTTCGCCAACAAGCCTTCGACGGAGATGGCTCTCAACGAGTCCTCGCTGCTGACGGCGCAGGTCGCGATCCGAACCGACTTCGTCAACGAGGCCGGCCTCAAGATCTACGCGATGGCGAAGACCCTCGTCATCCCGCCGCAGCTCGAAGCCACCGCCGTCCGCCTCACCAAGACGGAACTGCGGCCCGGCACAGCCAACAACGACGTGAACGCGATCCGTTCCGTCGCTGGCGGTCTCCCCGGTGGCTACATCGTCAACGAGTACCTCACTTCCGCTTATGCCTGGTTCCTCACCACCAACATCGAGGGCCTGATCCACATGAAGCGGAAGGGGTACGAAACCGACATGCAGGTCGACTTCCACACCGACAACCTGCTGGTGAAGGGCTACGAGCGCTACTGCTTCACCTACAACGACCCGCGCTGCATCTACGGCAGCTTCCCTACGTCGTGATCTGAAGGAGATCGCTCAATGGCCTTGACCAACTTCCCGGACGGCGTGTCGAGTTTCGGCATGCCCGTGGTGGGGCAGGGAGTGCCGATCGCACGGGCCTACAAGTTCGTGTGCTCGACATACGGTTCAAACGGAAACGATGGAACCCTGGAAACCCCCTACGCGACTATCGACTATGCCATCGGCAAGTGCACGGCATCTCGCGGCGACACCATCGTCGTGATGCCGGGGCACACCGAGACGGTCACGGCGGCGGCTGGCATCGCGCTCGATGTCGCTGGCGTGAACATCATCGGCATCGGCGAGGGTTCCATCCGTCCCACCGTGAACTTCACCACGGCGGTCGGTGCGAGCTTCGCGGTGACGGCGGCGAACTGTGTCGTGAGGAACATCCTCTTCACGGGTGGCATCGATGCCCTCACCAACCCCATCCACGTGCAGGCGGCGGACTTCACGCTCGACAACTGCGAGTGGAGGGATGTCACCGGACAGGCGACGGATGTGATCCTCACGACCGCTTCGGCGGATCGGATGAAGATCACCAACCATCGCCATGACGGCGCGGCGGCGGCGGGTGGTGCTTCGGCAATCGCCATCGTTGGCGGGGATCGCATCCGCATCGAGAACTGCCGCTTCGACGGCAACTTCTCGGTCGGTGTGATCGACATCCGCACCACGGCCACCACCGATCTCGAGGTGACTAAGGTCTGGGCTCGCACGCGAAACGCCGCCGACATCTTCCTCGTCGACACCATCACGGCGTCCACGGGGATGATCGGGCCGGACATCAACCTCCGGCTCCAGGACAACGCCGCGAATATCACGGAGGCCATCACCGGGGCGACTTGGGTGGTGTTCCAGCCGGTAAACATCGTCAACCTCGCTGGCGAGGCTTCGATGCAAACCAACATCACTGCTTCGACCGACGCTTAATACACGGACTATCCGCCTTCATAGCAGAGAGGAGACTCTATGCACTGCAATCGCATGGTCCTCGCAATGGGTCAGGCGCAAAGCAGGAGGAGGATACTACCCTACGACTGGGGTTGAGACAGGGGGCGCGTGGATGCGCGTCACGCGCCTCCCTGAAACCGCGAGCGCACTGGGGCTTGCCCCATAGAAAAGCGGTGGTGGAACGCGGGGTTCCACCACTTTCCTCGGGGGAGAACCGCTGATGCGGCCAGTGACACTCACGGTCGGCGCACTGACGACAGCCGACGCTGATGGCATATGTCAGAGCCAGACGCCCGGAGCGGCCGGGAACCTCACGATCAATGGCGCACTGGCGTCGAGCGGAAGCGTAACGCTAGATAAGCCGCGTCGCGTTCTGGTGACGACGGCTGCTAATGAGAGCGCCAAGACGCTCACCGTCTACGGAACCAACTGGTACGGGCAGTCGATCACCGAGACGATCACCGGCCCGAACGCAACCACCGGCTACACGACCTACGACTTCGCGACGGTAACGCGCGTCGCCGTCTCGGCTGCATTCACGGGAGCGGTCACTGTCGGAACGAACGGCATCGCATCGTCTCCGCCGGTCTTCCTTGACTCCTATGGACTGGGCCCTACGGCGATCCAGGTGACGGCGAGCGGTACGGTCAACTTCACGGTGCAGCAGTCGCTCGATGATCCGAACTCGGTTGGGTACACTTCGACGACATGGGTGAACCATCCCGATACGGCAGTCGCCGCCGCAACGGCAACGGCACAGAGCAACTACGCCTACGCGCCAAGAGTTGTCCGGCTCCTGCTCAACTCAGGCAGTGGATCGGCTACGATGACCTTGGTGCAGACTGGAGCCACTGACCGATGAGTGGCCTATCGTCAGCTAGCGCCGGATTGACCGGAGACCTGGCTGCCACCGGCACGTCTGGGAACCTGCTTATCAACAGTTCCGGCGATGTGGGGGCCGCCACTGGAACCACCTGGAACAGCGCCAACCAAAGACTGCGCATCGATGGCCTGGCGTCATCTGCCACGTATGGGACGTTGACGCTTTCAAAGACGACTGGTTCATCGAGCGTACTCGATCTCGAAAACGACTATTCGGGTAAGGTTCTCCGTGTTCTCGGGCCACCCGACATCGCCGACCGCAATCCCGTCACGTATATCGGTAACGGCGGGGAGATCTCTACTCGCGCGTGGCTTCGGGTCTCTGGAAGTACCACTGGGACTGGTGACGGTTACGTTCACGACGACCCTCTGGACGCCGGAACGTACCCGCAGATGGTCAGCATCTGGGCCGACGTCAAGTATTCGCTGATGATCCGCAGCTACAACGCGGCGGGCAGCATCAACATGACCTCCTTGGACCGGAGTGGAAAGTTCCGGTTCGGGTGGCGTGAGTATGGGGAGATGGGGTGGGGACCATCGACGGCAACCACCGAAGCCGATTGGGACGTTGGTCTCATTCGTGGAGCCGTCAATCAGCTTTACGTCACCGACGGCCAGAGCACTGCTAATGCCACCGGCTACCTGTACGCACTCGGGATCGGTACGGGCAATGCCGGTGCCAACCTGAAGATCGAGTACGGGTACGTGGCAATTCGCGGCGACGGCGAGTTGCGGTGGAGCAGCAATTCCTCTTCGTCATCTGCGACAAAAGACGTCGGGGTGCACAGATCCGCTGCCGGTGTCCTCGGGATTCACGACGGGATCACGACGACAACGTACCGGGATCTCAAGCTCCGCAATGTCGATGCGACAGGGACTGTAGCTATCGCATCCGCGACGGCTACTCCTGCCGGCGGTTCGACCTCGGTGCGTCTCGTGTTCGGAACGACCGCCGGGTTCGGAGTTTACGTCGGTTCCGGGGCGCCGACCGTAAGTGCGGCACAGGGTTCCCTGTACCTGCGCTCCGATGGATCGAGCACGTCAACGCGCGCCTACATCAACAGTGACGGATCAACGACCTGGGTCGCTGTTACGACCGCAAGCTGACGAGGGCCGAGTGAACGATAGAACCATCACGATCACGTTGAACTCCGAGGAAGTACACGTTCTTCGCCAGTTGCTTGATGCGGCAGTGCGTCATCTCGGGATGGGGGCTGCTGAAGCAGCGGTTCACATCGCAGCCAAACTCAAACCGCCACCGACGGGCGCCGACCAGACGAAAGAGGATTGAGGCGTGGCAACGACCGGCACCTATGCCTACAATCCCAGCGCCGCCGACCTGGTGCTGAACGCCTTCGCACGCATCCAGATCCGTGGCCCGGAGCTTACCCAGCAGCATCTGCAGGACGCCTACAACGAGGCGAACCTGTTGCAGGTAGAGTTTTCGAACCGTCAGCCTAACCTCTGGACGAGCGAGCTTTACACGACGACGCTGGTCGCGAGCACGGCGACCTACAGCCTGCCAGCGCGCACGATCGCGATCCTCGCCGCCTACATCTCGACGACGACGGGGAGCACGACGACGGACACGATCCTCTCCCCGATCTCGACGACGGACTATGCCTCTCTGCCGGTGAAGGCGGACGAAGGGGTTCCGTCGCAGTTCTGGTACAACCGGCAGCTTACCCCGCAGGTGACGTTCTATCCGGTCCCGGACGACGACACGACCTACACGCTGAACCTGCGCATTCTGGCGCAGATGGAGGACGTGTCGCTGGCGAACGGGACGACGCTGGATCTCCCTTATCGCTGGATGGACGCTTTCACGTCCGGCCTCGCATCGCGTCTTGCGCAGATCTACAAGCCTGAAATGGCTGATCGGCTCGACGCGCGTGCCGAGCGGGCGTGGAAGATCGCGGCGACGGAGGACCAAGAAGATATTCCGATCACGGTAGCCCCCATGATCGGAGGCTACTTCCGATGAGCTATCGCCCGCATGGTCGCGCGCGAGTGAACCCGAACAACCCGCAGGCGTTCGCCGTCTGTGATCGGTGCGGCACGTTCTACAACCGGGTTGATCTCTCGACGCAGATGGACTGGGCCGGAACGCGGCTCGTGAGCAAGAACCTCGAGGTCTGCTCGTCCTGCCTCGATCAGCCGGCGCCGTTCAAGCGCGCGTTCACCCTGCCGCCTGATCCGGTGCCGGTGCGCGACCCGCGCCCACATGATCGTTCGAACGCCAACGACAGCTTCATCGCGACGGAAGGCGGAAGCCCGATCGCCGACGAGACCGAGGCGCCATTCGTCACTGAGACGTCAACCGCCCTAGAGCTTCTGGATCCCTGAGATGGCGAACACTCCGATCAGCGACCTCCCGGTTGCCATCTCTCTCGACGGCACAGAATATCTGCCGATCGTCCAGGGCGGGACGACCAAGCGCGTCACGACAGCTATGGTCGCGGCGCAGACGACTCCCGACTTGGATACGATCTCCTCGACGCAGGGAGCGATCCTCTACCGCAGCGCGACGGCGTGGACGGCATTGTCTCCGGGGACGTCCGGCTACCTGTTGCAGACGCAAGGCGCGGGAGCCAACCCCGCATGGGCGCAGGCCGGTACAGTGTTCTCCGTGGCGCTGAGTGGCGGCACGACAGGACTCTCCGTCTCTGGAAGTCCGATCACTACGTCGGGGACCATTACCCTCTCAGGCACGCTCATCGCCGCCAACGGCGGGACAGGACTCTCCTCTTACGCGGTGGGAGACCTTCTCTACGCCTCCGGCGCCACGACGCTCGCCAAACTGGCGGGTGTTGCGACTGGCAATGTTCTGATCTCCGGCGGGATTGCCACGGCGCCGAGCTGGGGCAAGGCCGATCTCACGGCACACGTCACTGGTACGCTTCCCGTTGCAAACGGTGGAACCGGGATCACGTCGCTTGGAACCGGAGTGGCAACGTGGCTCGGAACTCCATCGAGCGCTAACCTTGCTGCGGCAATCACCGACGAAACGGGTTCGGGCGCTCTGGTATTTGCGACCTCGCCGACTCTCGTTACGCCCGTACTCGGCACCCCTGCATCGGGCACGCTTACCAACTGCACGGGCCTTCCTGTATCGACGGGAGTATCCGGCCTCGGCACCGGAGTGGCGACGTTCCTAGCGACGCCATCAAGCGCTAACCTGGCTTCGGCCGTAACCGACGAAACAGGCTCTGGCGCTCTCGTGTTCGCGACCTCGCCGACTCTTGTCACTCCTGCGCTCGGCACGCCAGCGTCGGGAACACTCACGAGCTGCACGGGACTGCCGCTCACGACTGGCATAACCGGCACTCTCGCTGTTGCCAATGGCGGCACGGGCGCCACGACGTTGACCAACCACGGCGTTCTGCTGGGGCAAGCGACGAGCGCTGTCGTGGCAACGAGCGCGGGCACCAGTGGCCACGTACTGACCTCTGGCGGGGCCTCCGCTGACCCGAGCTTTGCCAGCATCTCTACGGCACTGGACGTTCTTGGCTCGACGCAGGGCCAGATCATCTACCGTAATGCGAGCGCGTGGGTGGCGCTTGGTGTCGGCACGTCGGGCCAGGTGCTGCAATCGGGCGGTGCGGGAGCCAACGTCTCATGGGCGACGGTCGCTGGAACCGGCGACGTCACGGCGGCATCGGCATTCGGTACGGACAACGTGCTGATCCGCTCAGACGGAACCAGTAAGGGTGTGCAGTCGACTGGTATCAGCGTCGCGGATACGACGAATGACATCTCCGGCACCGGGTTCATCAAGCCGGCGGCCAACGATGGCGGGGCGCTCGGCGACGGTACGCATGGGTTCTCTGATCTGTTCCTTGCAAGCGGTGGCGTAATCAACTGGAACAACGGCGACGTGCTTGTGACGCACAGCGCCAATACGCTTGCCTTCAGCGGTGCATCCAGTGGATACACGTTTGACGCTTTGGCGACGGTCACGTCCGCAAACGCAAACGCTCTGGCCGTCGGCGCCAACGGCACCACGAACCCGGTTCTCAAGGTAGACGCATCCACCGCTAGTGTTGCGACCGGACTGTCGATCACGGGTGCTGCCGCCGCCAGCCGGGTCGCCGTTGCGGCGCTATCGAGCGGGACGGATGAAGGGCTTTCGATCGACGCGAAGGGCGCTGGCACGATCCGGCTCGCCGCGACTTCGACTGGTGCCGTCGAGTTCTCACGAAACGCGGTTCCAACAGCGAGCGACGGCGCAGCGCTAGGCACCACATCGCTCATGTGGTCGGACCTGTTTCTTGCGAGCGGCAGTGTCGTCAACTGGAACAACGGCAACGTCACGCTGACGCATTCGGCGGCGACGCTGACGCTGTCTGGGGCGGCGTCGCTGGCCATGGGCACTTCTGTCGCGGTCGGGCTCGGCACCATCGAGCTTGGCCACGCCAGCGACACGACGCTTTCCAGGTCTGCCGCAGGCGAACTCGCGGTGGAAGGCACGCTTGTCAAGAAGGTCGGCCTGGAAACGATCTGGATACCGGCTGGAAGCATGGTGCCAAAGTCGACCAACGGCGCGGGAACCAGCACCTACGACTCTGGCTCCAACGACGTCACCATCTACACGGTCGACTTCGACACGACGACGCAGGAGTACGCGCACACGCTGCCGATCGGCATGCCGAAGTCGTGGAACGAGAGCACGGTGACGGCGGTGTTCTACTGGACGAACACGGGCGGCGCCTCGACGGAGACGGTGCGGTGGAGCATCGCCGGTGCTGCCGTATCTGATGACGACACGCTGAATACGACATTCGGCACGGCACAGACGGTTGACGATACGTGGCTGGCTCAGAACGATCTGCACATATCGTCGGCCACGAGCGCCATCACCATCGGCGGCACGCCAGCCGAGAACGACATGGTGATCTTCGAGATCACGCGCGTGGTCGCGAGTGACAACATGGCCGGTGATGCGCGACTCATCGGTGTCAAGATCCTGTTCACGACCAACGCCTCTACGGATGTCTGAGATGCACGCTCTGGTTAAGGATAACGCGGTCATCAAGTGGAGCAGCGACTATGCGTCGTTTGATCCATCGGTCGGCGTGAAACCTGGGTTCCGCTGGGTTCCGGTCGAGGACGAGACGGTAGGAACCCCTGGTCCTCTGACATCTGCGACGACGGAGACAATCGTCGAGCAGAACCGCGTGGTGAAGCGGACGACGCATGCGGCGGTTGCCGTCGATGTGCAGAAGATGGCGGTGAAGAACGAGGCGCTGCGGAGGATTCTTGCGCGCTACCCAGACTGGAAGCAGACCAACATGGTCGCACGCGGCCTCGAGTTGCAGGAGATCTGGCGGCAGGCCGGAGCATGGACGGCAGAGGAGCAGGCAGAGGCGAACGCGCTTGCCATGGCGTGGGGCTGGATCAAGGCGGTACGGGCCGCGTCTGATCTCATCGAACTCATGAGCCCTATCCCAGTCGACTATGCAGCCGACGTTAGGTGGCCGGCATGAGCTTCTCGACGACGCAGCTTGTGGGGTTCGGAGGGCAGAGACGGTCGTCTGTTGCTTCATGCAACTACGTCGGACAGACGCAATATGCCACCAACACTACATCTCCGAGCACCAGCGTGAACATCGGAACGGCTGCAACCGGACGATATGTCATCATCGTGTGGAGCTACTATTCGCTTAGCAGCGGAACCATGAGTTCACCGACGATTGATGGCACGTCAGCCACTATTATCGCACAGACCGTTAGCGCTAGCGGACAGGCCGGATGCGCTCTCATAGGGGCTCAGGTTAATACGGGCGGCTCTGTTACAGTTGCGGCAACGATGAGCGCCAATGCTCAAGCGCATGAGTTCGACGTGTTCGAAGCGTTTAATATTCTTTCAATATCTGGGCATCAGACGATGACGGATAATAGCGTGTCGTCCACGGTTCTATCCGGGACGTTGGATATTCCGGCAAACGGTATCCTCATAGCGGGAACGTCGTGCATCGATGGAACCGCCACGTCTTGGACGGGCCCGACAGAAGCATACGACACGACCTATAGTTCACAGCAGCGCTCCGGCGCCAAGGACGCCTACGCTGCCGCACAATCAGCTTACACCGTCAGCGCAACGACAACGTCCATGGGCACACGAGGGGCTCTCGTCGCTGCTTCGTTTGCTCCGGCATAAGAGGCAACCATGGCCCTCACTTACGCCACCTACACGACGGCCATGGCAAGTCTCATGGCTACGAGCGAGTCGGCGACAGCCTTTACCGGCATTCTGCCGCAGATCATCGACTACGCAGAAGGCCGCATCTACCGCGAGACCGATCTCATCAACACGCGGGTTGCTGACAGTTCCAGCACGATCTCGTCGAACACGAGAACATTCACTTTGCCGGTTCCGGCAACGGGTCGGTTCAGCGTGATCGAGGCGGTCAACATCGTCGAGAGTTCCTCGCGCACGCCGCTCAGGCCGGTCTCGCGGGAGTTCCTCGATCTGGCGTGGCCAACGGCCACGGCTTCGTCGTCGTCGACGCGGCCGGTCTACTACGCTCCCTTCACCGATCAGGTGATCGTGGTGGGCCCTCCGAGCGGTGCGACCATCACCTTGGAGATCGTCGGCACGATCAGGCCGACCGCGCTCTCCGCATCGAACACGAGCACGTATCTCTCGACCTATCTGCCGGAACTGTTCCTCGCCGCGAGCATGGTGTTCGCCTCCGGCTGGCAGAAAAACTTCGGCGCTCAGAGCGATGACCCGCGACAGGCGGTGAGCTGGGAGCAGGATTACCAGCGGCTGCTTGCCGCCGTGAACATGGAGGACGCTCGCCGCAAGTATGCCGGAGCCTCTTGGACCTCCAAGAGGGTCGAGCCCACTGCGCAGCCGCAGCGAGGCTGACGATGCCCTGGCACTCGATCAAGCTCATCCCCGGCGTCAACACGGAACGCACACCGACGCTGCTCGAGGCGGGATACTCCTCCGCGAACGGGATTCGCTTCAAGGACGGTCTAGCTGAGAAGCTCGGCGGGTGGGCGAAGTATTACCCATTCACGCTGTCAGGCGTGCCGAAGGCGTTGCACGCCTGGCAGGATCTTAACGATGTTGGGTATCTTGCCGTAGGCGCGACGACGCACCTGAGCACGATTGCCAGCGACACTCTCACGCAGATCACCCCGCAAACCAAGACGACTGATTTTGCGCCGAAGTTCACGACCACGAGCGCCTCGACGACGGTGACGGTCGACGACAGCAACATCTCGACGGTGACGACCTACGACTCCGTCTACTTTGCGACACCTGTCGCGGTCGGCGGTGTGATCCTGTCCGGCATCTACGCGATCACCCTCGTCACCGGCACCACGACCTACACGATCGAAGCTGGAACGGCGGCGACGAGCAGTGTCTCGAACACCGGAGCGGTGCCGACGTTCACGACGACGAGCGGATCGGCGACCATCACGGTCACGCTCACGGCGCACGGCTTGGCCGTCGGTGACAAGGTCAAGTTCGATCTCTCGACGACGGTCGGCGGCATCGCGATCAGCGGCACCTACGTCGTGGTAACGGTGCCGACCGCCAACACGTTCACCATCACTGGCACCAACACAGCGTCGAGCAGCGCGGGCCCGACGAGCATGAACTCGGGAAGCTGCGAACTGGTCTACTACATCGCCCTTGGTCCCGCAGCGACGGGCGCTGGATACGGGCTCGGAACATACGGTTCCGGCACCTACGGACTTGGGACGACGTTCGCGATCCAGACGGGCACGGCCATCACTGCGACGGATTGGACCCTCGACAACTGGGGTGAGATCATCATTGCGTGCCCGGCCAACGGGGGGATCTACTACTGGTCGCCGAGTGGCGGGTTTCTGAATGCCAGACTGGCGTCCATCGAGGCGCCTCTGTTCTGCTCCGGGGTATTCGTGTCGCAGCCGGCACAGATCCTCGTCGCGTATGGCTCCTCTCTGAACTACACGACCGACGGCACCGGGATCGGGATCGATCAGGATCCGTTGCTGATCTCCTGGTCGGACAGCGAGGATTTCGAGGAGTGGACGGTATCATCCACGACCCAGGCTGGAAGCTACCGGATCCCGACCGGATCGAAGATTGTCGGCGGCCGACAGGGCCCATCGTTCGGGATCATCTGGACTGATCTGGATGTGTACGCGATGTCGTACATCAACCAGCCACTGGTGTTCGGGTTCCAGCGCATCGGGACCAACTGCGGTCTCGCCGGCAAGCATGCTCACGCAGCATTCCGGGGTGAGGTCTACTGGATGGGCCGCACCAACTTCTTCCGTCTGGCCGGACAGGGCGTCGAGCCGATGCCATGCTCGGTGTGGGACGCGGTGTTCCAGGATCTGGACACGACCAACCTCGAGAAGATCCGGGTTGGAACCAACACCGCCTTCAACGAGGTGATCTTCTTCTATCCATCGCTCGGCGGCTCCGGGGAGAACGACAAGTACGCGAAGTACAACACGGTCGAGAAGACCTGGGATCACGGCACTCTGTTCGCGCGCTCGGCTTGGATCGACGAGAGCGTGCTCGGCGGGCCAATCGCAGCGTCGTCGTCCGGCATTATCTATGAGCACGAATCCGGTCGTGATGCGGATACTCAGCCACTGACAGCCGAGTTCACCACCGGCTACATCATGCTCACTGAAGGGCAGGAGATGCTCTTCGTCGATCAGATCTACCCGGACATGCGGTTCGGCCTGTACGACGGGAGCCAGACGGCGAACGTCAAGATTACCGCCAACGTCGTGAACTGGCCTGGCGAGACGCCGACCACTTATGGCCCGTACACATTCACGACATCGACGACCTACATCGACACTCGTCTGCGAGGCCGCGCTGTCAGCTTCACTGTCGAGAGCGACGACGTCGGTACGTTCTGGCGGCTCGGCAGAATCCGCGTGCGCGCACAGCGAGACGGGAGGAACTGATGGCCGCTTCGCTCGATGATCTGGTGCGGGAGATGAATGTGAGCAACCGCAATATGTCGCGGCTGATCACGACCATCAGCGGGATGTTCCCGCGCTCGGTCGGGACGTTCACATGCGGCGCCACCGCAACGACGACCGTGACCGACGCCAACGTCTTATCCACGAGCGTGATCACACTCACGCCGACCAATGCTGCGGCTGGGACACTCCAAGCGGGAACGACTCACCTATACCTTTCCGCACGTACAGCGGGCACGAGTTTCGCAGTGACGACCGCGTCGGGAGCTTCGGCTGCCGGGACCGAGACATTCACCTACGCGATCTTCAATCCGCTATGATGCAGCGAGCGCCATGAAAGCACCGACACTGAGACAAGAGCCGAACGGTCTGATGCAGACGCTGGCGCACCACGATGCCGCCATCAATGGCTTGTCTTCGCGAATAGGCCACGTCGAGAAGACGCTCGGAGATCACAGCACGATACTGCACACGATCGAAAAGGCCGTAACACGACAGGACGGCAAGCTCGACGGTCGCCCGGTGTTCAACTTCCATCAAGCAGTCGGAACCGTACTGGCACTGGCGGTCCTCTTCTCGATGGTCGTCGGCGGGATCATCTGGGTCACGACATCCCAGTTCGCTGGCGTCCTTGCAAAGCAGGAAGCCGTCAATGCCACGCTGAGTGATCGGTCCAGCAAGCACGAGGCCGTGATCGAGAAGTTGGCCGAGAGGGTGGGTTGGGTCGCGAAGACGGATGGGAAACAACGATGATACGCAGACCAAACTCTGTAATGCTGGCCATGCGCCGGGCCGCAGGTGGTGCGGTTCCGGCATCTCCGCCGTGGCATGTGCGCAACTCGGCGCGACAGATGGAACGCAGCGGGGGGCTGAACTCTACCGTTCCCGGCCGCACTGATCGCCTTGCCATGAACGCGCGCCGGGGCGCCTACGTGCTCCCGGCTGACGTTGTGTCGGGGCTCGGCCAGGGCAACACACAGGCTGGCATCTCAACGCTCGACAATATGTTCAAGAAGGGGCCATACGGCGCTCAGCTTAGCGGGCGCATGCCGAGATCCCCGCATCCGCGATTGCCACGCGCGCCGCAGCCGCCGAGGTTTGCAGATGGTGGCAGCGTCCCGATCGTCGCCGCTGGAGGCGAGTACGTGATCGAGCCCGACGAGATCATCGCCAAGTTCGGAGACCTTAACGCCGGGCATCAGATACTCGATCAGTTCGTGCGCAACGTCCGCAAAAGCACGATCTCAGAGATGCAGCAGCTACCGGGGCCGTCCCGATGACAGTCAGGATCGCGACGAGGGCCGATGCGCCGAAGATCATGGCGCTGTGCCGTGATTTGCACACCGAGAACGCCTTGCTCCCGATGAGCGAGGATCGAGTGCGTGAGACTCTCGACCGCGCCTTCGCCAACGATGGCGGCATCATCGGCGTGATCGGCAATGTCGGCGAGCCTCTTCGCGGCATGATCTTCGTCACGATCGGCCAGCTCTGGTACTCCAACGAATGGGTGCTCGAAGAGTTGTTCTCCTACGTGCCGCCGGAGCATCGGAGATCGACCTACGCTCAGGATCTGATCGACTTCGCCAAGCGGCAGGCAGACGAACTTCGCCTCAAACTCATGATCGGCATCCTGAGCAACGAGCGCACCGAAGCCAAGGTTCGCCTCTACACGCGCAAGCTCGGGCCACCGGCAGGCGCCTACTTCGTATACGGCGGAAAGACGGGGGAACCTCATGTGCGGCAGTAAGCGGCCAGCGGCCACAACCACGACGACTGCGCCTCCGCCAGAGGTGATGGAGGCGTATCGACGGGTCATGGCTCGCGCCGAGCCGCTTGCCGACACGCCATACCAGCAGTATGACGGAGAGCGCGTCGCAGACTTCACGCCGGATCAGTGGCAGGCGTTTCAAGGCGTCCGCGACGCTCAGGGCGTGTACCAGCCGTATCTTGATCAGGCGAGCCAGTATGCAACCCTCGGGGCGAGTCCGATCGATGCGGCATCCATCGACCGCTACCAGAACCCTTACACCGATCAGGTCATCGACGCGACGATGGCCGACTTCAATACGCAGAATGCGCGGCAGTTGAGCGAGGTTCGCGGGAATGCGGCGGCGCGCGGCGCGCTCGGTGGGAACCGGGTAGCCGTGGCAGAGGCGCTTGCGCAGGAGCAGCAGAACCGTACTCAGTCTCCGATCATTGCCAACCTGCGATCGCAGGGCTGGAACTCGGCACTCAATGCGGCACAGGCGGACAGATCTGCGGCTGGGCAGGGTGCCTACACGTTCGGCAACCTTGGGAACCAGGCGCTGTCATCGTCGCTCACGGGCGCCAATGCTCTCTATGGCATGGGCGGTCAGCAGCAGGCCCTCGAACAGGCTCGCCTCAACGTGCCGTACCAGTATTTCCAGGAGGGACGCGCTTATCCGTTCCAGACGACGAGCTGGCTGTCGCAGATTGCGAGCGGACTCGGCTCCAACATGGGTGGGACTTCGACGACGACGCAGCCCGCGCCGAATATGTTGAACTCGATTATCGGCGCGGCTGGGACTATCGGTGGCGCTTATATGATGTCCGACGAGCGCGCCAAGGACAACATCATCCCCATCGGCGAGATGTTCGATGGAACGCCGCTCTATCGCTACAACTACAAGGGCAGCGACAAGACCGAGATCGGTGTCATGGCGCAGGACGTCGAGCGTCGCGATCCTGATGCGGTTGCGCGCGGTCCTGGTGGACTTCGCATGGTGGACTACGACCGAGCTACGGCACCGTCTGCCATGGTCAGCGGGTTCGCCGAAGGCGGCGCCGTCGGCATGCCGGGGATCGCAGCCAGTGGCGTGATGCCATACTCTGGTGGGTTCATTCCGGTGTTGCCGATGGGGAGAGGCTCCGGTCCTCCTCGAGGTGGCGCGGCTCCGGCTCCTCGTGAGGACGATGCCGCTGGGAACGCGCTTACGAATCTTTCGCGCATGTATGGTCGACGGCCAGGGGCTGCGCCGGAGACTCTCAGTGGCTGGGATGCGACGGTGACGCCGGCCGATACTGGGACGCTCGGCGACATCGCTATCCCTGGGTTCGATAGCGGTGGCGTTGTCGATGATTTCCAGTTCCAGCCTCCTCCGATGAGCATGGTTGATAGTCCTGATCTCGGGCAGCCGATGGTGCTTCCGCGGAACCCGGATGCCATGGCTTACCCAGCGGTTGTTCTTGGCGCCGACGTCGTTGGCGATGAGGCTGGTCGTTTCGCCATGGGTTCGTCGCCGCCGCAGTTCGCTGGCCCTGTAGTGAACAACAAGCAGCCACTTAACGCTTTTACTGGCGCAGCTAACCCAACCGGAGCACCGCTTACGATAGCGTCTCTGATGCAACCGCCGCAGATGGCGGCCGGCCCGGCACAGCAGTCGCCGTCGATGTCGCCTGCGGTACGTCCGAACCCAAATGGCGCTCCGTTTGCGATGATCAACCCAAGCGCTCAGAGAGGTCTCGGCCGTAATCCAGGACTCGACGAACCGTCAGAACCGCCGCAGGCATCTGGTGCGCAACCGTCATCGTCCGACCCATCCATGCGCAACATCGGCCTCGCCCTGATGATGGCCGGTCTGCGCACGATGTCCTCTCGCTCGCCCTACCTTGGCGTTGCCATCGGCGAAGGCGGACAGACCGGCGTCCAGACCTACATGCAGCAGGAGGAAGCCCAGCATCGACGCCGCCTGTCGCAGGAGCAGATCCAACTGCAGGCGCGGAGGCTTCAGGAGCAGGCCAGGCACAACAGGGCTCAGGAGGGCGCCGGTCGATTCCAGATCATGCCTACGGGCGACGGCAGCGGCGGGGTGATCTTCAACACGAGGACTGGCGAGGCCACTACGACGCCAATTCAGGTCGCGCCGCGCGGCAGCGGGTCCGGCGCCAACCGCACCGCCCTCTGGCAGACTCGTCGTGACGCATGGCTAGCGGTGCACCCAGGCGACAACGACGGAGCACTCCGCTACGCGGCCGGACATCGTGACAATACGCTCACGCCGCAACGAGCACAGCAAGCCGCCCTGCAGATGGCCCAGCGAGACGCACAGGCCGATCCAGGACTGAGTGGAGACGCTAGGTCTCGTTACATTCAAACGCGAGCCGCCGAATATTACCAGATGCTTCAGCAGCCGGGGCAGGCTCCGCCTCCAGCGCCGACGCCTCCGCCACGTCCGCAGCCCGGCGGTAGCATGTTGAACCCGCTTAACTGGTTTGGAGGCGGTAACGCTCAACCGCAGGGTGGCGATCCTGCCGCTCCGACGCAGGCCCCTCCTGCGGCTCCGTCTGCACGTCCGGCAACGCCGCCTGCGCCAGCCTCCATCGCAGGTCAAGTTGGGCCGGGTCAGTGGGGATGGAGTCCGAGCGCGAGGCAGTGGATCAACCAGTCTACTGGTCAGCGTCGCGATGTGAACGGCAACCCGGTCCAGTGACATGCAGGATGATCTCCCTGACGATCTAGTGTTCCCGCAAGACGGTCCTGCTCCACAGCAAGACCCTCTCGCGGG